TGTTCCTATTCAAGGCCCTCCAATGGCTAAAAATACTAGGGTTAGTGCTTCTTTACTTTCTGGCACTGGTAGTGATAGTGCAGATGTTAAAATATACACTCATGAATACCCTAAATAAATGAAAATAACTTGGAAAAATTGATGCAAAGGTAAAAGCAAACCCGCCGTGAAGCGGACAAGGAAAGCTACCGTTAAACTACCTAAAAGAATTAAATGAAACAATTTAAGGGCAAGTACAGAAAAGGCGAAGAAGGGGATGGATACAAAAGTTCCGCTAAGAAAAGTTTTAGAAAAACGGGCAAGCACCTTAATCAATTTGATCCTTGGACAATATTTGTGCCTCGATATAATCGTTTTAAGCTCTGGTGGGATTAATGAATATTTTTAAAAGGGTTATAAACTTATTTACAAGAGCAATAACGGCAAGCGGAGCTGCTTTCAGTGGCCTTGGTGGGGCTAGGTGGTCAACTAGAAACTACGAAAACTTTGCTAAAGAAGCTTATATCACTAACTTCATAAGCTACCGCTGTATTGATATGATTGCTCAGTCTGTAGCTAGTGTACCGTGGTCAGTATTTAAACAAGATGGAAAGAATAGAATTGAAGTAGAGCAACACCCTTTAATGCGTATTTTGCATAGAACCAGCCCTACAACGGGTTTTTCAGCACATCAATATGCGGTTGCTTCATTTTTAGGCATAGCTGGAAATGCTTATATTGAGAAGTTAGCACCAGAGACAGGACCAAATAAGGGAATGCCGTTTGAGCTTCATGTACATAGACCTGATTATATTAAGTTCGTACTAGATGATAATACAAAGGAATTAATAGGGTATGCGTTAGAGATAAGTGGAAAGATTTTAAAAGAATGGCCGATTGATCTTATTACCGGTCATTGTGATTTACTACAGATTAAAAAGTTTCATCCTACAAACGATATAGAAGGGTTAAGTCCTGTTGAACCAGCTTCTAAGAGTATTGATACAAGTAATGAAGCCTTAACATGGAATAAAAGCTTACTTCAGAATGATGCTAGACCTGGAACCATGTTTATATTTGACGGGGTTCTAGGTGACAATCAGTTCAATAGATTACAAAGGCAATTAGATAAGAAGATGTCAGGACCGGAAAACGCCGGTAAGAATCTAATTGTGGAAGGGGATATGAAGGACGCAAGGCCCTTTGGTTTTAGTCCTCATGAAATGGATTTCTTAGAAGGCAACTGGGATCTAGCAAGGCAAGTAGCGATGACGTTTGGTGTGCCGTCTATGCTGATAGGTATCCCTGGAGAGTCAACATATAATAATTTTAAAGAAGCAAGGGAATACTTTTGGGATACCACAATATTCTTTTATCTGATGCTTATAAAGGATGAGTATAATAATTGGTTCTTCCCTGATGACGATAAAACCTTTGTTGAGTATATACTTGACGATGTACCAGCCTTAGCCCCTAGGCGGCAAGAGAAGTGGGACATGGTAGAAAAGTCTTCTACTATGACTATTAACGAGAAGCGGGAAGAACTAGGAATGGAAAAGACTCCAGGCGGTGATGTCCTGTTAATACCGGCTACAATGATTCCATTAGATATGGCTGGAGTAAGTGAAGAAGAAGTTGATGACAGTGAATCAGATATGGATGTTGTAGTTGATGAAGAAACCGATGTTGATACAGAGGGTTTAGACGTTAAATAACCTTAACCTATACCTAGACATTAAAAAGTTTTGTTTTTGCTTAATACACCCCTTTAAAGCGCTTGTATGGCCATTGATCTAAGTACAGATAAAGCCAGAAGGAGATACCACAGACTACTTTTGCAAATAATGGCCAGAATGGAAAGAACGGTTTTCAATCAGTTAAAACCGATGATAAACCGCCAATACATGGATGCAGCTTCTTTAATCACTCAAGGAGTGCGGGACGTTGATCATGTAGTTAACGAACAAACAACTAGATTAAGAAAGATACTTAGAGCGCATTATCGTAGAGTAGCAATGACAGCCGGTAGACAAGCAACAATAGCTTATGACCCCCCTAAGTCCATGAATGAAAGCTTTTGGAATGAGGTTAATACTTACATTGCATTGAATACAGGCAGAAAGATTAAAACAATGCAAGATACTTCAAAAGGGATATTAGATTTCGTAATTCAAACCGGTATAGAGAATGGCGAAACTAATAGAGAGATTGCAACTAGATTAAGAAAGCAAGGTAAAAAGGTATCTAAGTTTCAAGCATTAAGAATAGCTAGAACAGAAACGTTAGGAATTTATAACGCGGCTACTGATGCAAGCGTAAGGGATACTGGCTTAAAGTTTGACAGGGTGTGGTCAACTTCCAAAGATGCTAGAACGAGAAGACGGAAAATAAGTAAAACGGGAAAGGTAAGCCCTTATGATCACTGGATAGTAGACGGTCAAAGAAGAAAACAAGGAGAGCCGTTTGATGTAAGTGGTCAGAATTTAGATTATCCGGGCGATCCTAAAGGTAGTGCCGGTAATATTATAAATTGTTTACATCCTTCAAGCGTGGTTAATTTCGCCACGCCTGATAAGTTAATTAGGAGATGGTATAACGGAAAGATGATTGTTCTTGAGACAACCGGAGGCCATAAACTCACCGTTACCCCGAATCATCCTATATTGGGGGATGAAGGTTGGGTTGCTGCGGATCTCCTCAAAAAAGGTAATAGCATAATCGGATGTGATCTTTTGGATATCAATTCCTTTTTTGGTCTTAATTTTAATATAAAGAACGTTAATACCAGCATTGAGCAAGTATTCAATCTTTTTTCTGGCACTCTTCATAAGGTGAGGGGCGGTAGTGCAATTATGGATTTCCACGGCGAGATCACCGATAAGGATGTCGATATTGTAAGAATGGATACCAGCTTGCGGGATAGCAGGGTATTTTCTTTCTTTGATCCATTTAAGAAATTCAGTTTCACCGGCACCAATAAACTTTTTATTAATGGCTCTGGTTTCAGCAGCTTTTTTAATAGTTTCAGGCCCACTAAGATGATCAAAACCTTTTTTAGCAATAGCTTTACGGGCTTTTATAGTTTGCTTTCGTTTTTGATTCATAGACATTTGAGACCATTTAAGTTTTTCAGCTTCGCTTTGACTTCGGGGGCTAATACCGTTGATTTCAAGGATTCTATTAATAGTGTTTCTTTGAAGTCCAGCAGATTTAGAAATAGCATTGACAGACATACCACTATTAAAAAGTTTTATGATTTCTTTGAATCTATGCTTACTTTTTCTAATAAAAGCAAGTTTCAAGCTATCGGAATGGGAACGCCTAACATCACTAAGGATAGTATTAAGTTTTCCTTGAGAGATATTAAAGATTTTCTCAAGTTCAAATGGGGAAAGTCCTTCAAGGTAAAGCCGTTTAATATTACTAGTATCAGTCATTTTGATTACTCCGGTTATGTTTATAATTTAGAAGATAATAAATCATACTACATCTGCAACGGAGTTGTCAACCATAATTGTAGATGTGTTTTAATGTATGAACGAAATAGAGATCTTTAAATATGCCTAGTTTCGGAACTACAAGCAAAAGAAGATTAGAAACCTGCCATCCGCTATTACAATTAGTGATGGATAAAGTAATTCAGGATTATGATTGTACTATAATACGGTATGGTGGTTTTAGAGGGGAAAAGCTACAGGACAAGCTATTTAATGATGGTAAATCACAAGTAAAATGGCCTGATAGCAAGCATAATAATGAGTGGGAAGGGGTGCCTTATTCCTTAGCTGTAGACGTAGGGCCGTGGCCGTTAAACTGGGAAGATATAAGTGAATTTAAACATTTAGCAGGAAGGATTCTGCAAGCTGCAAATGATTTAGGAATTAAATTAAATTGGGGCGGTAACTGGAAAAGCTTTAAAGATTATCCGCACTATGAACTAGATCAATCTATGTTAGATTAGGGATAAATTATGGCAGAAAAATATATAAGCGTACCATTCGAGAAAAAGGATATTCAGGATAGTGGTATTTTTACCGGTTACGGCTCTACGTTCGGGGGAAAGCCTGACAGCTACGGGGATATTATAGCACCTGGGGCTTTCTCTGAGTCTATATCTAAGAATGGCCGTGGTGGAATGGGAATAGCGATGCTTTATCAGCATGACCACACTCAACCTATCGGGATTTGGAAAAGTATAGCACAAGATAAAAAAGGATTGATCATGGAGGGCCAGTTAGCTCTTAAAACACAAAGAGGGGTCGAAACATACGAACTAATGAAAATGGGAGCCTTGAAAGGGTTATCTATTGGCTTTGATATGCCCAGAAATCCTGAAACTGGTAAAATAGATGATGACGCAATAGAAATAAATGAAAAGAACAGAACACAATTACTAAAAAGAATAAACTTATGGGAGGTATCACCGGTTACGTTTGCTGCTAATACTAGAGCTAGAGTAACCGGTGTTAAAAATATTATAGAAGCAACTACAGAGCGAGAATTAGAAAAGGCTTTGAGGGATTCAGGGCTTAGTAAAAGAGAAGCTTTGCATATTGCTATGTTGTGTAAAACCGGCTTGAGGGATTCAGGCGGGAGTGAAGTACAAGGGATTTTAAATACATTAAACGGTGTTATTGCAGATATGAAAATGGATCCGGTTAATGACATTTTAAGAACTCTTAATTTTGTTAATGATACGTTAGTATAAACTGTCAAAAATGAGGATATAAATATGCCTGAAAATCCACAAGTAACGGCTGAAGTAGTCGAGGAAGTGAAGAAAGGGATCAAAAATATTGGTGCTCTTTCAAAGGAAAATAAGGATGCTATCGGCAGCCTTACAGAACAATTTAGAGCAATTGAAAAGAAACAAGGTGATGTAGATCCGATTACTCAAGAGAGGCTTGATAAGCTTGCTGGTGATCTGTCTACACGTCAAGAAGCTATTGATACAGCTATAGCTAAAGCAGCAAAAGACGCCGAAGACATTAATAAGCGTATGGATGAGGTTGAAGTAGCTGCTAAAAGAATTGGTAAACGAGGTTCTTCTGGTGATATTGAGCAAGAACGGAAAAACATCGAAGAGTT